GTAAATTTTGGGCTTTTTTTGTGTTTTCTATTTCTCCCTTTGCCTGTTCCCTAGCTAATGTTTTTTGAGCTTCAATTTGACCACCTAACGCTAAATCTGCTTGTAAAGTTCCAATCCTTCCTGCGCCACTCCAATCAGCATTTGCTTGAGGATTTCTGGCAATATAATTTAAATATTGAGACGCTAATTGTCTGTTTTGTTCTGTTTGATTAGGATCATTTGCTATGCTCCACATACGACCTAAATCTGTCGTCCAACCACCACCTTCTTGTTTTTGTTGTAAGATTTGGTCCTGTTGTAGCTTCTTCATATACATTTCAGGGGCATTTTCGGCAACCTGTCCCCACCCAGTTTCATCCCCATTAGCGACCGTCTTCATACCGGCGGCGAGGCCTTTACGCCGTTGCATAGCATCGTAAGCTTCCCTTAGTCCCATTCCGTTTGAAATTCCAGAAACCAAACCGGCCCCAGGATTTGTATTGTATGCAATAACCATATAACCTCCTATTTTACAGCCTTTTTATAATCAACAGCTAAAGCCCCAAATTGTCTTTTTACAGCCTCAGGATGCTTTTTTTGAACTTCTTGAGCGATTAAAAACAATTGTGGGGTAGTATCAAGGCCTGTTTCTTTTTTATAATTCCCAATATAAACATTCAGCCCGTTGGCTAATGCTCCGACTTTATGTAAGTTTTCTTTTAGTTTTCTATCAGACATAGCAAATAAACCTGCCAAACTTGCTCCAGCATTAACCAAATTATTCATAGCATTTGCTCTTGTGTTGTATTGGTATTGTTTTGCTTCATAAGAGTTATCATAAGCATTATTGCTTCCACCCATACTTGGCAACGCATAGATATCTCGTCCAGAAGAAAGGGAATTGATATTCCCTATCCGTTGACCAAGGTCTTGTTGCCCCATATAAACGGCTTGATTTGCAATATCTTGTAAAGTCCCGTTTTGATTATTAATCAGATCTCCCATCGTATCGCTATATTGTTTGGTCCCAACTTGAATACCTCTATTAATCAAGTTTGTATCTGCACTTGTCCGTTGCCGGTCAAATTGGTCGTTTAAAAGGCGCGTTGCCTGATCATAATAAGCTTGTTGTGTTTGTGTTGGGTCTAATGTTAGCGCTCCCAACCCTTGAGATATCAAATTATTACGTGCCTGGTCTGCGGCACTAGATGTATATTGTTTACTATATGTGCCATCGGAATTTTTAACCAAATTAACATTCCCAAGGTCCGACTGAACTCCGTATTGTTGCGTTAAAGCACTTTTATCTTGATTATATTTTGGTGTGCCTGTCCCAAGTAAAGCCCCAACTGTTTTTTTTAAGAAACCCATTTCATACTCCTTTCGTTTTATGATAACGAATGCATGTTATGAGTTCCCCGCCGGGCAAATAACACAAATTCCCATTTGTTATCATTATGTTATCACTTTCTTTTATAGAAAAAATTAAAAAATATTAATTAAGACAAAAATCTTTATAACGTTCTGAAAATAAAAAAATATTTATATTTAAATATGACCGTTACAAACTTTTAATATTAATCCTGTTGATAAAAAGGTTAATTCTTCTTTTGTTCTGCCATAATAACCAACACTTATAAAAGAACCGGCTTTAGAAACGACTGACGCTCTGGTTGTATAAGCAGTATATTCTTCTGACCAAAAAGCTTCATCCCAAATAGATGTATCCCAATAAGAAGCATATCCAACTTGATTTTGTGTTAAAATAATTCTGTTATTCCCCTCTTTGAAATCACTATTTATTTTTTTGTAAATGGTGTTTTTGTTGTATGAAGAAAACCTAGGGACCATTCGCATAACTTGTTTCTTTTCAGGAGTTCCGAATGTATTATAGGCTTTTTGGACACAAAATGTTATCCATTCTCCATTATCTGTTGTCCCAACGTCTGCTTGAAAAATACCGGATGAATTACAAAAAAACAATTTATCAAATAAAACACACCAACTTTGAGCATCCATTCCAACAAAACGACACCAAGCATTTGTGTTTAAATTTAAGACATGTTGTTCGTATGCATATCCAGAAAGCAACGACGGGGCATTAATTAACAACCAGCCTTTTTTAGAAAAAAAGTGAATTTCCCATGGAAGTGTAAAGTTTCGGCCATGCACAATTGGATTAATTGAAGCACTAATAGCTGTTCTGTTTGCTCTTAGGTCGCTTAAAACAGAAGAAAGTGGCAAATATCCATTTTCTGTGATAATAATAAGATCAGCCCCCACCATTGCACAACAATTTTTTCCTATTGGGCGCGGTATATTAAACACGCCTAAGCTTGACCAATCAGATTCACTTGGATTTGACCCCTGATAGAGCATAACCTCGCCTTCTGTTGATATAATAACAAAAATATCATCCATCCCCTGCCCGGCATCTTGTGTCCAGTTTTGAATAGTTAATATTTTGCCGCCTTTTTTAAAAAAGCTTCCCATGGGGAATTTCGTTAAAGTTCCTGAAATAGCCTGTGTTCCACCATAATAAATATCAAAATCCCCACCAACAAAATACATTGTGTTTTTAAAAGCGAGTGGGGAATCTAAAGAAAGCCCCGTCGTCGTAAATGTTGTGTCAAGTAAGCCACCATTCACAGTATAATCTTGCGGAGTATCTGTCCCATTTGCTAAAAAAACATGTTGTGTTCCACTCCCATCCACAAATGAACAAGAACACCAATTATCCGACAAAAAACCATCTTTTGTTGTTGGGTTAGTTGCCCAATTTGTAGGATCATAGATATATAATGTATCATTTTTTGCTACAATAATCCTTTCGTGACCACTAATAGGAACAGGAATTATTTTTTTAAATACTCCCTGAACTCGAGAAACAAAACCACTTCTTATTTTATCCCCATCTGGGTCAGGTATAACATTGTCCATTTGTAAAGCATATTGTGGGGCCATATTATCTAATGGATCTGCAACGTTGAGGCCACCAAAGGACGTTCCAAGGTTTAATTTTAAAGTCATATGTTTTTATTCCAATCTAAAGGGGTTGTTTTATTAATAACAGGATATTCAAACATATTAAATTCTATGTTTCCACCATCTTTAACCATACGGCTTTCAAGTCTAGATTGATAATCTGCTTCCCTAGCAGGGGCTTCTTGAAGACCAAGGTTAACAGCCCTTAGGCTTAAGGCTTTTAAAATCAGTAATTCATCATCCAAAAGATAAGTGTCATCATCATGTGTAAAAGTTTGTTTATATGTCACAACGCCATTTGTGTCTATGTTTTTTACAGGATAACTCGAAGTATAAGTAAATTTTAGGGTCTGTCCATCTTCTATTGGATATGTAAACACGATTTTATCCCCCATAATCCTAAAACGAATAGAAGTTTGGCTTTTATCATGCATTGCTTGTTTCCATAATTCCCCATCGTTACCGGCACATGGAATAAAACGTTGATTTGTCATATTGTAAATGGCGTATGTCCCTATATCGTCAAAATCTTCCGGTAATGGGTATTTGTCTGTATTTCCGTTTGTTTCAAACGTGTAATCTTTTGTAAGTGCCGACCAATTATGAACATCTTGAATAGCGGCCGCCGCCTGTGAAATATATCCACGCCATTCCAGGGAATTATCTTCATTTGAAAATAAGGAACGTAATGTCGGATCCGAAGAACGTATGCAACATTGATTAGCAATATCTAGGACTTTCATAAATTATCCTTTCAATTTTTGGCCACAAAAACGACAACGGATAGTTTCTGAACCATGTATCCAGCCGCATTTTGGACATTCAATATAAGTTTCCTCTTTTTGCTCTTTAGCCTTTTCTTTAAAATTCGCTTTTTTGGGGCTTCTTTTTGTTTTTGTCTCTTTGTTAATAAATTTATTCATTTAAAATCCTTTCAAAGAATGCTGGGGGATTTTCCCCCAGCACTAATTTTATGATGAAGATGAAGAAGCTGTTCCAACAACTAAAACACCCAAATCACGCCGTGCGGACACGGAAAAGTTACACATAGCTGTAATAGGCCACGCATATTTTTCTTGACCGAACAATTTTTCACGTTCACCGACTTTAAACATCTGATCACGATGGAAATTGAACTTAATAGACCGCGTATTTAAGAAATACATACGGTTAACTGGGCAATTTTCATCAAAAATCACAGCAGCACCGTGATATTTTAACGCTTCAAATCCAGCATCAGCAAGACGCGGGTCCGTGAAACGTTGTAACGGAGTTAATGCCGATTCATATGTGCCATACAAATCTGGATGGGTCACAATCAAATCAACCGTAGAACGACCCCGTGTGCATTTCCGGTAAAGTTTTGCCATTCCTTCCAATAATTGTGAAGGTGTCGGATCAGCCGATACAGTTTCGTATTGGTTTTTCCAATTCTCATACGTTGTAGTGGAAATTCCGCCAACGGTTCCGGTTCCATCATCTGTAATGAGTTTAGGTAACCCATCAATACTTTTAGCATTTGCCGTATTAAATAAACCTGCCCCAATTGCATTCACCATTGAAGATTCGGCATTTTGAATCACAGCTTCAACTAGACGATGTTTTTTGAACTTACTATCGGAATTCATCGCGATTTGTGGACCGTATAATACGGCATTCCCATAGCAATATTTCCAATCATAAACAGCCATTTGAAGGACATCAACGGCATCTGTCCCAACTGTTTCGTCATATGCGACGAATCCAACATTGGTATTAGCGACGAGTGAGATATCTTCTTCAATCTGTTTACCACCACCACGAGTTTCAATAGAGCCCATAGGGACATTTCCCTCCCCATAGAGCCCACCACGCCCATATTTCTTAAAGAAATACAAAAGAGCGTTATTCGCAATGACATTATCTTTGACTTCAGGCGACCAAGTGTTTAAGGTCGTCGTAATTACATTCAGTAAGCTTTCAGCACCTGACATTTTTAAATCCTTTCGTTAAAGTTAATCTTCCATAGCGTCAATTTGTTCATAAACAGTTTGGCGCCAGTTCTTTTTTGGTTGTGAACCACGTGTAGGAATTTGAGTTTTAACACCAACGGCAGATTTAGCTTTTTCAAGATCTTTAAGCTCCATGGCTTTTCGCACTTCTTCATCAATAGATTTTTGTCTAAGTTCTGGCCTTAGATTTAATGTCATTTGATACAACTCATCCAATGTCTTGTTTGGAAAAGCTGTTTGAAGTGCATCCATATCCTGAAGAAAGGAATCGTCACTCAGCAGTGGATGCAACAACTCACCGGCATCATTTTTAGCGCTTGCAAATCGTTGCGCTTCCTCAGCTAAGCGTTCCGCTTTGTGTTTTTCCTCTAGTTCCTTCATGATTTCGGCTTTTAGGACTTCTTGACTTCTGGATGATATATTCTCTTGATAAGCATTTGTATAATCCGCTCCACCCAAAAACTGACTAAATTTTTCGGCGGTAATCCCATTATTTAAGCAATAATTTTTTATAAAATCCATAGGCTGGCGACTAGCCATTAAATCCATTTGATGTAGCGCCTGCATATAATTTGGTATATTGCCATAACGGGATATGATTTCAGAACGCATCGATGGTTCAATGCTTTTATCAAAACCACTGTATGTATCAAAAAGCGACTTATTCGCATCAAATGCTTGTTTATCCGCTTCATACGCTTTTCTTTCATCTGCAAGGTCTTGAAATTTTTTCTGATATCCCTTTTCATAGTTATTAATCTTATCAAAGACCGCTTTCTTTCCAGCTTGGTCCTTAATCCCTGTAATGAAGTCTTTTAAATCAGGCTCCCAATTATCGGGAACTTGGATTTCCTCTATCTGAGGTTCCTGTCCGGTTTCTTGAGGCTGTGTTAAGGCTTCTGTTTGTGTGACTTGCTCTTGTTGTTGAGTGTCTTCCATGAATTTTTCCTTTTGTTTATGGCCCGCTTAAAGGTGGTTGGCCAAATACACCTAAACCGGCTTTATTGCCGGAATAGTAAAAAAAACCACACATCTTGTATGGGTTTGATAAATCTTATTTTTTTACACCAAATCTTTCACATCCCCGGCGATGTTAATTTCTGAAGTATTTTCTTTATCAAGTTTTTCCTGTTCAAGATAGATCTGAGCTTGTAATTCTGCGTTTTTCCTGTCTTCTTCCTCTTTTTTAAGGGCGATTTCTGCATCTTTATAGAACCTTTCATTTTGAAGTTTGCTGGCCTCTATTTCTAAACGTTTCAATTCAACTTGATGATTAAGAACATGTTTTTCTTTTTCAGTTTGTAATTTAGCATTTTCAAGTTGCATATTAGCTTGAATACGTTGTTGTTCTGGTGTCGGCTGTGGGGGTTGTTTGGCAGATTGTTCTACCTCTCTATAAGCCGCATCCATAGCTTCTTCAAGTTGCCGCGTAATTGCTGAACTTAATTTACAATTTGATAGATTCATTTTAATGATTGGGACAAAACCTTTAACAAGTTCAGGACTTAGTTCCGAAGCCATTTTAGCCATTGTAATATAAGTTTGTGTTATCTTATCAATAGCTTCTGTTTGTGATTCATGGTCATCAAATGCGGTTGCTGTTGTTTCAATGTCCACTGTATAATTTCTCAAACGATCAGAACGTAAAATCTGAATAACATCACCCCATGTTGGAAGGTTTACAACTTCGTTATAACGTTGTATCAAGTCTTCAGGGACGTTTTCTGGGGCAACGTTTTTTATTTCTGCTTCCATTCTGGCTTTTTCTTCAATATCTGGCAAATATGTCCCCGTCATTTCAGATAAAGTATCCTTATCATAATGTTCGGCAATAATTTCAGCAATAATCCTGTAAATACGTTTACGATGTTGCTGGACAGCCGTTTGACGCGCTTGAAACCGCAAAGATCCAAACAATCCTTTTATTTGTTGTGCTTTTGCTGTTTCCCTTGGATCTGATGCCCCACGCATCAAATCTGAAATACCGGTAATATCATAAATATTCTGTCTTATTCTATCCTTTAAACCGTTTAAATATTCAATCATATTCGTCGCCGATTCCACAGGAAGTGTCGTCAACATTTGTGCAATATTAGCCGTCACATCATTTGATTGAATTGTGATAAAAGAGCCATTGCTTGCACGCCCTATTTTATCAGCGACAGATTTATCTTGAGACCCAGAAATAACAACATATTTAATTTCATCACTAATTAAGGCAATTTTTTTAGAAACCGTCTCTAATAAATCAGCTTGTTTTTTATAAACAAGATATTCAGGGACTGGAATTACCGAGTTATTTTCTGTGACAAAACAAATTTCATCGCACGGGAAAAAGCATTCTAGCTTATAAGGATCATCTTTTTCTTCCAAAAGTTCATGGTTTTGATGATTCATTAGTAAAAATATGCGTTTTTTACTATTTTTATCCCAAATTTCCCATACTTCCCCACGTTTTAAAACTGTTTCGTTTTTGTCGTATGGTTTAAATTGCAATTCAAAATCACCAGCGGAATACCCAAAACGATCGTAGATATCTTTCCTGGTCAGCAAGTGTCTCCTTGCCTTCCACCATACATCTTTCTCTGATTCAGCAGTTGAACATAAATATTCGTCATATTTTAAGCTGTCTAAACGAATTTCCCGTGAAATAACTTCTTCTTTTCCATCAGCATTTGTTACTATATGCGGGTAATAATCAACCCATACTATACCACGCCCAACGACAGAACAATTATGGACATCTTTTTTAATAATGCTATCAACATCAGAAATATCTGAAATATATTCAACCGATGATGAAAGTATTTTTGCAACTTCCGCATAAGCATTGCTTTTTATCTTTTGTGCTTCCATCTGCTTTAAAAAGCGTCTCTGAATATCTGGTTTTGGATTAGCTAGACATAAATTAGCATCAAGCGTTTGAACATTTGAATAAAATATATTATAATTCTTATCCTTAGCAGAATATTCTTTCTCACAAGTTTCAGCATTTTTAAAATATGTTTCAAAAGAACTTTTTGCGGATTCAATTTGTTGCTTCCAATACTGATAATCTTTATTCATTGTTCCTCCATAAAAAAGCCCATCCATTTAAAGACGGGCCAGTGACTTATTTTTTTATAATTCAATAGGTGTTAATTCAAAAAACACTAAATCTGGATCTTCCAGCTTTTCAACCCGTTCTTTCTCTTCGTGTGCTGTGAACACCTTGTATTTTAGAGTTGCAAGCTTTAAACCAATTTCTAATTCTTCTTTTGAAGATATAGGCCGCACCTTTCCATTAATTAAATCCTCAAGGTCATGAATTTGTTTATTCATATCTTCTATATTTGAATTAATTTTTTTTAATGCTTCGGCCTTATCTCCTCCGAATTCATTTTTTATTTTATCTTTTAAAGCTTCCTTAGATTCAACCTTAACCGCGTTTAAGGCCCCATTTTGCAGTTGGAAGTAATATTTTACCATTTATTTTCCCTTTCATTTTTAAATTGTCTTTCTAAGATATTTTTCATTGTCCATTGCTCAGACGGATCCACTAGTTTTGAATTTTCCTTATAATCAAGGGTAACGGGCCAGAAAAATTCCGCAGGATAGCTTATAGCGTCAAAAATATGCCCTAAAAACTTCAATTCTTTGTTGTTTTGTATCTTATTTGGGGTCGGCAAATCTATAATAGAAGTTCCTTCCTTATACATAAGATTTCTCATGTTATAAATTGTCCACTTACATCTTGGATCAACATAGAACCTCCGAACCCCATCATTTCCAAAGACAAGTTGATTAAAAGCCCTCACTCTATGAACAATTGGCGGGTTAAATGAACGCGTATATTGAATAATTCTATTAATTGGATAGCCTTGTTTTAAAAGTGCATTTTTAACAATTGTGTAATCAGATTGATTGCTTTGTGTTTTTCTATAATTTCCGCTTGCATCTCCACAAAGATAAATATCCCCTTTATGTTCAGGATATCTATTTATAAACTCCCCAACAGCATCTTCTGTTGTGCAATTTTCTATGACAATTTCGTCGAATTGATACAAACAATCATCATCTTTATGACAAACACACCACATCATCGGATCTACATTAAAATCCATTGTCAAAATTAATGTTTCATCTTTAAAATATTTTACAGGGACTATATTTTCATCAGTAAAATACTTTACAACCGTCCGCATACTTTGATCTGGAGGCTGATTCATGTAGATTACACCATATTCTTCTGGCTTATGTAATTTTACAAGCTCGGCCCGTTGTATAAATTGCTTGCTTAAAAGCCCTAAATGTTCTATTTCTGGATAATTGACCTCCACAAAATATGTATTTTCAGGGGCTTTTTTGTGATCGTAATCTATAAAAAATGCCTCTTCAATAGGTAAATTCTTTGAAATCCTGTTATAAATCGCTATAAGAACACATCCTTCCTTTCTTAAAGTAGGAATTAAAACATCCCAAACCGGCTTAGAAACTGCCTGTGCCTCATCAACAACAAAAATATCTGTCGAAGTTGCAACACCCTTTAAATTTTCAACAGAGGCTGTGTTAATTTCCTTTAACCCTTTAAAAAACATATAAGAACCGTTAATATGACGAATAGCTTCTTTCGTATAGCTAAATCCCATACCATCAAATTCTGTGTCTATTAAAGAATGTAACTCTGCTTTCAACGAATCATCAAGTGTATCCTTTGTTTCCCTAAAAAAACAAACCCTTTTAGGTTCTTCACCGGCACATTTTAGGACCCCTCTTAAACAATGACCTGTTTTCATGGAACCACGGCCACCTGTTAAAATAATAAAATCATACTTAGAATGATTTAATTCTAATAAAGGTCTGTATTTCTTATAAAATTTCATTCCACTATTTCAACAACTAGTTTTTTTAATTCACCTGCGTCAATAATTTGTTCATCAACCGGCTTTTCACCAGATGAATCCCTTACAAAAGTTGCGGCTTGAACATCACCTGCCTTTGCTTTATTAATTAAAGCAATTGCAATACTAACCGCATTTGTTATTTCTTTATCTTGACAATCTTTACTATTAGGATCTTTTTGGTCAAGATAGGCAATAAGTGCTTCCTTAATAGCCCGCCGTTTTCTGTTATTCTCACCGAGCTTAAGCCCACCTTTACGGCCATTTATTGCCCTTTCTTCGTATGTAAAGTTCCTCAAATTTTCTGGATTTGGCATTTTCCTAACTCACGACAATTTTACTTTGTTTTTTTAGATTCCGCACAAACTTAAAAAGAAGATTATACCGGTCGTAAATCCACTCAGATATTCTGAGAAATTCATCTTTCTCCCTGTAAATTGCAATGTAAACTCACATATTACATAGCTACATGGGGTTGCAATACCGGCCAACCAGAACCAATGTGTTGGCATGGTTATGCTAGCTAGTATGGCCGGAACTAAATACCCTAGCATTAGGCCAAGGAAATTACCTGCAAAGTTGTAATACTTTCCTTTCCCGTATATTAGTTTTAAAACCTTTCCTACCCACCAGCTACGTTCTTCGTCTGGTTCTGTGCTATCAAGCCAGAAATAATCCCCGTGTGTGTGGTTATAAAACCGAATCATCCACCCGATTGTCCATAAAAAGCATAATGTTTCCTTTAAATTGCTTGGAAATTGCTTAGCACAGACATACATTAACACTAAAATAGACACATAAACTATGTTTTTGTATATCCTGTAGCACTTAAAAAAACCACCACCGAGCCACCGGCGCATAACCGCCATAACAAAACCAAACAATAATGTAAAATATGCCATTTAAACATCCCTTCTAAGCAACAGTAATTTTACAATATCCGTCTTTACCTTTTATAGTAGCAGCCTGATTGTTTGTCGTGTTACCTCCAGCTCCGTATCCGCTAATCCAACCAGTTGAATCTTGACTATTTCCATTTTGACCTGATAGTCCTGGACTTACAACAGTTGCTGTTCCACCTACGCTTGTTATACTATTTGGTCTCCAAGAAGGTGCACCACCAGCTATATTACTATTAAACGTAGAATTACCACCAGCAGAAACGACATTACTCGGATTAAGTACACCAGCACTTCCAGCACCTACTTCAATACTATAAGTCCCAGCTGTTATTGTTGTTGTCCCTGAAATATATGCTCCGCTACCACCTTTTTCTGCTCTTGTATACCAATAACAAGCCCCACTTCCTGCACCAACCAAATCAACAGAAACTGTGCAATCATATTCTACAACCAATGTATAAGTCCCAGCTGTTGCATTTTCAAATAAGACCGTGCCAGATGGATAGCCACTTGAATAAACTAACGTGCTTCCTTTATAGAGCTTTTGTATCTTTGTTCCACCAAGATATAATGACTTTATCTTTGTATTTCCTTTGTAAAGTGCCATATTTTCCCCTTATTCTGGTATAGCATACCAAACATCATTATCTGGTGTTGCTGGCAATGAATTAACAAGAACAAGTTTTGTATCAAATATTGTTTTTATTACATTTTCCCCAGCAGAATCAATATTACCTAAATCAGTATCAGCTTTACCATTTAAAGTCTCAGTTGTAATCCCAGCTGTTTGTTCTGTGGCTGATTGTGAGAATTGTCCTACATAAAAGTAAAGATACATCTGTGTTGCACGCTGCTGAACAGGTGCATTATCTTGATATGTAGAGCAAGAAGCACTCGCATCAAAACTCGCTACATCCAAGCTAGTTGCACTCGTCCCTTGACTAGAAAATGGACATACATTAGTTTGTGTGCTTTTAACAAATGCTCCAGTTGGATTTAAACTTCTAATTCTATAATTTGTCGTATTGTCATCATTATAGTCAGGGTATCCTTTAATATTAGGCAAACTCTCAGGCACATACTTCCCAACAATATCTCTTAACCCTACGAAACCATACTTTGTTCTAGGTAGTTTAAACCTTTTATTTACTGTGTCTAACACATAATACCAAGCGATACCAGTAGCTGTGAATATATTGGATATAGTTGTTTCTTGGTCTGGTAATACAATCTTATGGCCGTCTGTTGCAAGGTAATATGTTACCGTATAACCACCGATTGTTTCAGTAGATGCTGTTATCCCATCTATATCATTTTCTAAATGGTCGTATGCATCAGAATATACCGTTCCATCTTGCCAGCTAAATGTATCAGCTCTTAGCCAGTTTTGGTCATTAAGTAAATGGTCGCTCGGCTTAAAATCAAACAAATTGTGAGTTTTAACCTTACCCCAACTTGCATCTGTTCCATCTGTTGTTAAGAATTTTCCAGCATTGCCGGTTTGGCTTGGTAATGAACTGCCACCACCGGCATCTAAGGCTATCGTATCCCCACTTGACTGGTTAAGCGTGAAACTGCCCTTTGTTACACCACCTTGTGTGATAGTAATTGTCGGATTATTAACTGTTGGGATAGTTGGGGTTCCACTAAGGTCGCTGTATGCACCTGTTGTTGCCACCGTAGCTAATGATGTTGGATTTACTGGCGTGTATCCAAGTGCCGCTGTAACATCAGAGCTGTTAATTCCTGTTATATAGCCAGTACTATTATTAAAGTTAATAATGGCAACACCATTTTTATTATAGGTTGCACTTAGAGATAAATAATCAACTGATGCCTGAACTATACTTAACGTGTTGTTACCGGCAACTGTTTGTATGTTAGTCTGCGGAGTAACTGTCTCTGTTGTAGGTGTAGCTAACGGATAGACAATTACAACAGGATTCCCATTAGTGTATTGAGTGGCTAACCAAGTCTTAAAATCTTCTAATGTGGATTCAGAAGAACAGAAGTATAACTGTCCGGTGGACATACCTTTACAATCACCTATAACCATGTTTGCAATAGCATAGTTACTTCTCTGAAATTTAAAATGAGTTGATATACCAGTAAATGTTTCAGTTGTCTGTTCTTCGTTTGGTAACCGATACATATATCCAGTGGAAGAAGAACCCGAATATGTGGCCCAATCTGCCTCATCACCTTTAATAATTCTATACCCAACGTTCCTTGTAATTTCACCCGTTGTTATGTTTTGTTCATCCACAGCATCTTCACAACTCAATAGGTCTTGAGCCGTAGCTGTCTGACCATTCATTGAAATTGTTTCAATAGTTCCACCGCCAGAACGCCCAACAGCCCCATTGTTGCACATGATAGGAACTGGATTTGTCGGAGACATTTCCTCGGTAAATGTTGCAATTTCTAATGATGTCTTATACACACTCAACCTGACATATTTTGTGCCTGTTGTTGGTGTATAATCCCTAACATTGTTCATAACTATTGTTCCAAGTAAATCCTGGTTTTCATCATAATACGCTAAGCAAGGACTTGTCCCATAAATTATTGCAGTATAGTGATATGTCTTACCAACTTCTACCTCAATGTAATCGGTTATATCTAGGTTCTGGTTTTTAGTAACAATAGTTCCACTCGTATTGATATAACAGTTAGGTGTCATAGTGTTTTTGTTTATAAAGTTAAGCGTTTCAGCTTTACCAAACACCTTAATATTTATAAGGCCATTTTGAGAAGAATTTTCCAACAGGACCTCTTTCGTCCCAGTCTCCGTTGTTTGAATAGTATCATCTATACTAATATCCGTTCCGGCAATAATTTCTGGGACTTCAATATCTATCATATTATTTGATGATTGATTAGCAGAAAAAGTCCCTAATGCCGTCCCATAATTATTTATTGTTAATGTTCCGTCATTTACACCAACATCAGTAGATGTTAACGTTATGTCAGTTGTTAAATTCTTTCCATTAATTTTACGACTTGTTGGCACATAACTTGCTAGATCCGCTGGCTGAACAGCTGTAGAACCAGCACTAGCACCTGACCGAATGGTGTTCAGATCAGATATGGCATTCTGTTTACCGTTCCAAGTGGTCTTTTCAGCGGTTGTAACGTGTATGTCCGTATCGGCAACGTGGGTACTGTAATCTGACACAAGATTAGAATCAATCCCAGAGTTTAAAGCATCTAACTGGGCTTGTGTAAAATGTGTGTGGTTAAGTGTATATTGGTATGCCCACTGACTGCCGGTGTATGTATATCGTGTCGTCTTATCATCATGGGTTTCATCTTCTTCAACAAGAGCATAGTCGTTTGTTGTTGGTGTTCTTGAAGCCCCATTAAAATACCACGGACCAGTATCAAGAGCAGATTTACTTCCAAATGCATCACCATCTGCATTAGACGTGATATAATATGCCGCCACATTATTAATTGAACTATTTACAAACGCTTTATCAGCTAATTTATTTGAAGAAGTGGCGGCCGAAGGTATTTTTGATGCTATTGTTGAAATGTTTGATGTGTTTGTTGAAATAGCCTCTACATCAACGGCCGTCACACCAGAATTAACAGCTGTAAGCTGTTCTTCTGTTAAAGAGCCTTGTTTAGCATTCAATTCTGACTGTAAGTTTGTGATTGCTGAAATTGGGTGAGCATTAAAATCAGAACGTCCGCTTAAATTGTTATGAACCGTAACAGATGAACCGCCGGAAGAATCTGACCATTTATAATCCCCATCTTTATTTGATGCCTTTGTTAAGACTTGGTCTTTTTTCCCGCCAATTGGTAATTCTCTACCAGTAGCGCCACCATAATAATTTATTGAATTCAACAGATTTTTGTTTGATTTGTCTGTTTCTTCAAGAATTTTTGTTTCAAGTTCTTTGAGTTCTGACTTATCAGCTTTTAAATCAAGCTTTTCTTGAACTTTCAATGATACTGGCTTTTTTAAATCTGGTGTATTATCTACAAGGCCCAAACCGATCGAATCTTTATTAATGCCATGCGGGTTATCGGCACGTTCATGATCTTCTATTTTGGAGACTAAGTTACTACCCGTTTGTTGTAGGGAGAAAACAATGTCACGGGTGATCGTTTGAACGTTTTCACGATCGGTTTGGATTTCATTTGCGACTGATGCCGCTAATTCCTGTATTTTTTCTTTTGTTTCTTGTATTTCTTGAGCATTTTTTGTTTCAAGCTCTGCAATGACACCCTCGTGTTCTTGCATATAAAGAAGCTGTTCAGACATTTTAGCTTGGCTTAGTGCTAATTTTTGATTCAAAACATCCAAACGATCAATATCTGCCTGATCAATCATTGAGAAAGTTAAAGATTTTATTTTTGCCGGAACAGGTGTTTTTTCTTGGATAATTTCCTCAATATCTAAATCACCAAAAGGAATATCCCCAGAAATTCTGATCCGGTTAGCTCCTGTCCGAATATAGGGGATATCTTTTTCTCCCTGTTTTAATTTAAACCGCTTAGGAAATTCACCGGTTAAATTTCTGTTTTTTCCATCAGAATAAATTTTCATTTAAGCACCCATAAAAAAAGCCTGAAGTTTTACCTCAGGCATAACATTTTCCAAATTCTATCAAAAATATAGCTTTTTTTAGGTAAAAAAGGGACATAAATTTTTGACTTTTTTAAATTCTAACCATTTTTTAAAATAACGCATTGTTTTTATTTTAAAAAAACTTTTCCTATTTTATCAATCGCTTCATCAAAAATACGCCTCAGGTGCTTTTTGGAATAGCAACGATAGGTTATTTTTAACGCCATAGCGCTTACTCTTTTCCACCCCATAGGTCTGCAACGTAGCTTGACAATTACTTTTTCTCTTTTTGAAAGAACAGAAAACCATTTTTTATAGACCTCATCTACTATTTCTGGGTGCTTCATTAAGTTATTTTTTTCAATATCTTCTAAAATGTCGTCTGAAGAACGCTCTTCATCTGGTATTATGACGTGACCAGACAACATTGAAACAGCCCCTTTCGGATATTCTTGATGATCTAAGCGATTTTTGACGTAAATAGCCCCTTGAATCGTTTGAATAACGTAGTCTCTCTTGCTCATAACACCTCTTTTTCTTTGTGTTGATAGATGCCATTAATCATGATCCAGTTTCTTTTTTTGTTTTTTTCCCATTTTTTAAAGATTGCCTTACGCAATATCCTGCGTTCCATAGCATTCTTACAATAAAAAGCGAAAAAGTATCTAATAAGCTCTTTTGAAAGTCTTGGGCACCAACGCCCCAATCCAATCATACAAATAACGCAATCTGCCTTTTCTTCTAGGTAATTTAAACACCCCTTAGAAGCATGCATTTCATCTATTTCATCGGCAAGTTTTAATAATTGAGATTTAATATCTGCCTTTGGGAAAATGACACAGTGTTCCTTTAAAAGTGCTTGTATGACTTCATTTCTCAACATTCATATCCCCCTTTGCTAAAGCCATTTTACGTAATAAAACAGGATTTTTTATCTTCGCAGAAACATTCATATCTGGATTTTTAAATCCTATCCGTTCAATTTCATCCTGGAACAAAAGAACGGTATTTTTTATTTTTTCCTCTTTTTCTTCCAACGAATAATTCAAGTTCCCATAGACCTCTAAAATACGGGCCATTCGATTAAAACAAACATCAACCTGTTCCCTTAAAACAGATAAAATCTCGTTAAATTCGTTAAGGCGTTCTCTTTCTTTAGCAGTAAGATTTTTAATTTTCAGTAACATCCTTTGTCTCCCCCAAAGCTTTTTTAAATTCATCAGTTTTTTTAAATTCTTTCCAAAGACTGAAAACTTTTTTGTATTTTCCAGGATCGGAAAAAGCTGTCGCATATATTTTTTCAATCCCGTATTTTTTGAAAAAATCAAAAAATAACTTGGATTCAGCATCCCGCATCTTTGCTTCTTCCGCTTGTTTTTTAAGTTTTTGGACATACCCCTTGTAATTGTAATGATGCTTTTCCCACATCATTTTTCCGATAAAGTCGTCATTATCAGCAAATTTCGTGTTTAACCAGAAATTTAAGTCACTTTTGATAGCCTCTTCAGGCGTTAAAGTATCTTTTTGCTTTTCTCGATCAGATAGCTCACACAACAGCGTATCGATTGATGGAAAAGTCATAACCCTACGCCGCCGAACAATCCAATTGCAAGCTTCACGGATTTGACCGGTTGTATACCCCTTAAGCTCTTGTGACCATACACCCATAATTTCTTCGGGCTTTTGTCCTACTTTTGGATTATCAAGCCATTTAGGCGTCCCATAATAATCTGTAAATATGTTAATGGCAGTTTGTGCCTGTTCGTTCACCATGTAGTCTCCTCTCTTCACGTTGTTTATCGAACCTAGCAATCATTTCATCAATTGTTTCTTCCTTTGCAGAAGGTAATTCAGGCAACTTTGCAATACGTTCCTGGACTGTTAGTTCATTTTGGGGTTGTGGAGGTGGCTTAAACAAGGGTTGTAATCTACTATCTTTCAACGGGAATAAACCACTCCAATTATTAGCAATAGATTGATTAACAATCCTCATAGCAAGATCAGGATTCCCTCCAGATAAGATCCTAAGGTTTTTGATCATAGCTTCTCGCCCCATCGGTGTATATGTCTGTCGCCGCTGTCGCTTATAAGCCTCCCAACGGGAAATTACCTCATCAAACGTTGGTCCTACAAACAAAGGGACCTCTTCAACAGTTTTTTCTTCTATCGTTGGGGGGATATAGGGGGGTATATAATTTTTTATATTTTCTTCTTCTTTTTCTTTGGTTCTTTCTTTTTCTTGTTCTTTT